TTATCTCAAAATGGGCTCACGTACCGTTCGGAAGTCAGAAACTCGATCTGAAGGGTGCTGGTATCCGGAATACCGATGCTCTTGTACTTACAGAAGCAAGTTGCTTGACCCTGCGCTATCCGGCAGCTCATATGCGTATTGTACCTAAAACAGCATAATTTTTTTGTAATGATGATGTGATCTGTCCCGGATCACATCATCTCGATTATTAATTTTCAGATTTTAGAATATGAAGAATATAAAAACATACGAGACTCGTCATGGAAATTTAAGTACGGTTGTACAAGTCGGGAACCGTAACGTACGTATTCGTTTTATCTCGAAGGACAATGTTCACGGTTATTATGCGACGACAGATGTCGATTTGCAAAGAGCAATCGAGTCGGATAGTGGATATGGGCGCAAATTTTATTTGCTGGAGGAGACTTGCTCTTGTGATGAAAAAGAGATTGAATTAAAGCCGATCCCTTATATTAAAACTTGGCAGAATGCCAAAGAGTTGTTGAGAAAAAAGCCATATTCTGTTCCTGAATATGAATTGTCTTCTCCTGAGAGAATTGAAAAGTCTGCAAAGAAGAATGGAATAGTGTTCCCTTTGTTGAAGAGTAATCTATAAAAACAGAAGTAGATATGCTGGAATCGGAAGAAAAGTGGTTGAAGAAAATCCGAACGAATATGGAAGAATTGCTTCCGGAGAATGAGACTGCTGAAATAGACATTTTTGGAGTCGATGTGGGAGAGTATATTCGTGCTAAACTCCCGGATGCGATTGCCCGGGTATTTATCACAGCTCCGGTTCATCTGTTAGAAGGAAAGGAGTGTAAAGATGTTTTATTTCCGGAAAAACGCCAGGATGGCAGTGGCAGAGTGGTTTTCCCGGAAAAGGTGTTGAGAGTGCTTTCTTTTAAAATGAAAGGTTGGAATCGTCCGGTAACCCGGTTTATAAATTCTTGCCATGCAAAAAGCGAACTGCAATATAATCGGTATGTGCGAGGAGGGGTGAATAAGCCTGTTGCCGTTTTATCTATGTCTGCATCGGATAGGGTTGTTCTGGATTATTATTCGTTACCTGCGTCTTTACGTGTTCATGAGGTCGATAGTGCGGTGTATGTACCTGTCCCGGAAATGCAGGATGGCGGTTATGATGTCCCGGTCAGGTTGGCGGATGCTGTTGGATATGTCTGCGCAGCTATGGTTTATGAGATATTGGGGCAACCGGATATGGCGGCACAAATGGTTGGAAGAGTCGCATTGCCGGAATTATAGAATTATAAATAAGTTATTTAAGATCAGAAAAATGTTTACACAAGGAAAATTTATGGGATATTATTGGGGAGTCGGCGCATTTTTGTCCAGACACCCTAACGGAGGAATTCCCGGTGGTTTTTTCGTGAACGGAGAGACCAATTCGATATGGGTATGGGATTTTCTCAACAAGAAATGGATAGACAGTAACCGGGTGGAAGGTCCGTTGCAAGGAGTGGTAGATGATCCGGCAACGTTTGAGCCGAATGCTAAATTGGGAATAAAAACGACATATTTGTATTTGTCGAATAAGCCGGGTAACATCACATTTGCCAATTTTTTAAATGCGGGTGTTCCGATAGAGGTCTCTACCGAAACGAATGCTGTTATAATGTTATTTTGGAATGGCGATTATTGGGAGACGTCTGTCGTACCTATTTATGGGGATGTGTCGGACAAAGCCGACAAAGACCTGACGAATGTCACGGATGAAGACTTGGTCAAGGTTCTTTATGGACCGGATTATGACAGCAGCGCCGAAGCATTCAGGGAATTTATCACGACAGTACCGGAATCGCTAAAAGTAATAAACAAGTCGGCAATAGACAATACCACATCTTCCGGCAGTTATATTGTCATCGATAAGCAAAAAACCGAGAGCTCGTATTTGCTGCTGTTGGTAGATATGAGTGTAAATACGATAAACAGGGAAAAAACATATACACAGAAATTATTCGGAGACTCGTCCGGCGAAGTATTAGTAAGGGAAAAATCCGGAGACTCGGCATGGAGCGAATGGTTCTCCCCCTTTGTCCCCGTAGATCTGACGAATGTAGATAAAAAAGCAATACAGGAAAAAGTCGGTATTTATGAATCGGAATATACCAACGATACGGATGATTCCCGCCGCTTTATAGCATTAAAGGTTTGGGACGATGCCGATAATAACCGCAGTATCGGCATCACATCGGAAGGAGAGCCGTTCATAACCTTGTTGGATCCGGAGGAAAACCCGGAACGGATACCTCTTGCCCTTGCAAAAAATGCAAGTGATTTGGAAGCCGGTCTGATGCCTTCGTCGGACAAGCGGAAACTGGACTCGATCGAAATCATAGATATCGATCTCAATACCGCTGATGGTACAGAAGAAATAGCCGATGCGGATACCTCCATACCGTTTTTAGGAAACGACACATTCAATGATATAATCACGAATATTGAAACGGGGACAAGATACCTGTTCTATTATAAATATAGCGTTGAAGATACGACCTATACAGGAAATTTTGTTTTTGCGACAGAAAATGACGGAGAAACCGGTAAAATAACCTTTACCAATCCGGAGTCTCTCGTTTCCATAATAATAGAGAAAATAAGACCGGATATGCCAATCCAAATAGCAGTAACATTACCATAACGATAAAACCATAACAATATGAACAATATCATGCCCTTAGATAAGAACCTCAATCCCGTACCGGTATTGCCGATAGGAACAGCCCAAGACATCACGGACGGGACACTTCCGTCAGGAGCAAGCCGTATAATCCGGATAACGGCCGTTACCGACTGCCGGCTCTGGCAATATAGAGGAGATAAAACCGGAAACGGAGTTCTCCTCCCGTCCGGACAGACAGAATACTTTTCGGTATATGAGGGGTATTCGATAGAGATATCGGGAACAGCAAATGTAATGGAATGATGAACGGATTAGGGAACTTAGGACATTTAGGGAAGCTTGGTCACGCTTCAACCTCCGGGACGAACCATCCGGAAGTAGAGGCCTCCGGCCGAGCTTTTCCGATCTGGAACACGAAACCGGGAGACGATAAACTGTTGTCCCTATCGATACATGGGCTTACGGAACAGATCGGCACACCGACCCCTGCGAATCCCGTACCTATGCGATCGGTAGGAGACAGAGGGCTGTATTTGTCAGTCATGCAGGATAAAGCAGGAAGCGATTACCAGTTGTTGAACATCAAAGAAGCAATGAAAAAGGCGGGACATGACGGTATCCTTCGATCAGTAAACAGCATATACGATGAAGTAGTGTATAACGGAAAAGAATGGAAACTGATACAACGGATACAGAATGACCGTATAATATCCTGCACAGGAGTAAGTAATCATACTGATTTAGGTTTTTGCGACTGTTATTTCTATCCGACAAAAGCACCGATTAACGGAAGTACCCCAAACGGATTATTAAGTACACATTTCGTACAAGGCAATAACGGATTGGGTACAATGAATCTTAATAACAATTCTCCTTATCTGGGAATATTCCGTTATCCTACAACGGTTAATATGACAAAAGAAGAAATAACAGCGTGGTTGGGCGAAAATGAAGTCTATGTAAGCTATCAATTAGCAGAACCGGCAGAATATCCGCTTGACTTACCGGTAATAACGACCTATGACGAACAGACCTATTTTGCCAGCAATGCGGCCGACGTCAAGCCTCGCATGGTAGCCCAATGTCAGGTATCGAAAGCATTAGACTATATTCGGGAGGGTCTGATCGGCTACTATACAGGGAGAGGAAGAAGCAACGATGACGAAAACAAAAACATTTTGCCTGATCTGTCCGGCAACGGGAACGACCTTGAAAATAAAAACTTTACATATACACCCGATTCCGGTTACGGAGACGGATATATTCAATATGACGGTGTAGATGACTTTTCCAGTGTTGTAAAAGCAATGACCAATATAGATTTTACAATTCTTTTTACAATTAGTGATGTTGAATTATTAACCGGTAATAGTTGGAGCGGACTTATTTATGGGAGTAGCTATTATTTAGGAATAAACAAGGGTATTTGTTTTTCGTCAGAGAATAGATATATAATGAATGGCAATGTTAGTAATACAAACTTTAATATTGCCAATAAAGGAAAAGAGATATTCGTTGTAGGATGCTTTAATGGCGGAAAAGAAAACAAAGTAATCGGGATTACATTAGGATCAATAAATAATTCCCCTATTTACGCATGTAAACAGAAAATATATGATGTATTAATATATAACAGAGAGTTAACCGAAGAAGAAATAAAGCATAACTATAAAGTCTCATGTCAGTACAACGGAGAAGATATAACCGGCAAGGCCGAAGAAACTACTGCCAGCGGAGAAAATGGCTTCACGGTTTATAACTCTTTACCCGGAATATTTAAAGAACTCACCGTTTACGGCAAATCAATCCAAGACGGTACACCGACACCGGAGAATCCGATACCGATAAATTCAGTAGGAGATACCCCGTTGATAATTACAATTAGTAACGGTACGGAAACACAGCAGATAAATTTCGGAGATATTAAATTGAGGTCTGTCGGAACAGTATATGACGAACTTGTATTTGATAATAGTATCGGAAAATGGAAAGTGATACAGCGGATAGGAGTATTGGATAATATTCCGGAAATGGGAACTCTGTTTAAAGATGCTACATATACAGATAAGCAATTATTCCGTTTTCAGTTTAAGACATCCGCTCCGGAAAACTTTTGTGCAACCGGTCAAATCTTAAGTAACATATTCATAACAGCTACCAATTCTTCAATGGATAAACAACCCTTGAATAGTTGCTGGAGTCAATATGCAAGAGAAAATGTACACTACATCTATTTCAATGTGCCTTTGGAATATGACACAGTAGAAAAAGCGATAGCCTATTTAGGTGAAAATTATGAGATACTATATCCTCTTTACAGCCCGATAGAAACCGAATTAGAGTTTGAATCCCCGAAAACCTTTTCCGGAGAAGTTATGCTAAGTACCAATCAGGAAACCGTATTGCCCTATATGACCGCCCGAATAGCAGTAGGAGAAAAACTGACATTACCCGATAGTCCTTTAGCTGTATATATAGCCGGAAAACAAACAACGGGAGAAATGGTATTTAAAGATCAATCAGGTAATGGAAACGATATACCGCTTTTCAATATTGCCCATAGTGCGGAATCCGGATTTTTCCAAGGAGCATTACACCTTGACGGAGTAGACGATACCGGGAGTTTGCCGCTTGAATCTTTCAATCCCAAAATAACAGCAGAAACAAGTTTCTTTTTGTCCGGCAAAGTCAATGAAATAGGTAATAAATATTTCAGTTATTTCCGATCAATTAATAATACGTCTCTTGCAGTAACAAGATTAGAACCGGAAAATACAGGTGATTTCATAGCATATTATCCGTTAGCTTTAACCGGCAATCCGGATGTCAACCTATTGAATACCTATAGGCTGACATATAAGAATAATAATCTTTTAGACAAATTATTGTCACCAGCAAACAGTACCTATTATAATTTAGCCGGCTTCTTACAAGGCCAATCACAATTTGAATTAGAGAAATTAGATTACCGCTATCTGATAATCTATCCCCGCAACCTTACGGAAGAAGAACAGGCAATAGTACTTAAATATATCAAACAAGGAATTTACGAACTATAAAAACAAAAACACGATGAACAGATATTACAAAATCCCGATTTCGGAACTTAAAGATATAGACCCGGATTGGGAAACGAGAAGAAAGAACGTAGACGCAACAGAAGCGATCATACACGTAGAAACATACGATACGCTGGTATCGGAGAGAAATAAGGGAATAATGCCCCTATCGGAAGATAGCGTAGAGTGGGAGAATTATCCCGTCTATCAGGGGAAAGAGCTGGAGAAACTGTTGACCAGCCCGGAATGGACACCGGATCAGGAAGGAGGTCTTCGATGAAATGGTTGAGAGAAAGTAACCGTCCTCGTCATATCTTATATGGATTTCTCGGGGCGTTGATAGGCACGTTACTGTTTGCCGTAGGCTTGGCGATCGGCAAGGAATATGGAGACAAGGCATGGGGCGGGAAATTCGACCGGCTCGATTTATGGGCAACACTGATAGGCGGTATTGCCGGACAAATTGTTCAATTATTTATTATATGGAGGATATGGATATTATTTTAGATTTTATTAGCAGCGATCAGATCGGAGAATTAAAACGTCGAGCTGTCATTATTTTAGTTTTTTGGATCATAATGGTTATAGCCGTATTTATCGATTTGTGGACGGGAGTTGAAAAAGCCAGAGCCCGACACGAGCAAATTTATAGCGATAAACTTAGGCGAACGGTAGCAAAGATCGGAGAATATTGGAGAGTTCAGATAATGTTCCTGTTATTCGACATTGTCGGTTCATTTATCTCAATTTATAATCTTCCTTACGCCTCTATGCTCGGAACTATATGTATTGTGTATATTGAATTAAGAAGTGTTTTTGAAAACTTGAAAGAAAAAAGATCAAGCGCAGTTGAAATTTTAGAAGTAGCACAAAAAATAATTGATTGTAAAGATAGTGACGGAGCAAAACAATTAATAAAAGATCTTAATGATAAAATTACTAAAGAAGAAATAAGGTTTAGGAAAAATGAAAAACAGTACAAAAAATAAATTTGTAATTTATACATTTACTCCAAATGATATTTTGGTAAATGCATCAGGTATTACATCTGTTTTAGGAGCAAGTAGATCAACAGAAAATGGAGATAATCTTTTTGATTACCTAAGTTTATCTGAAGATGACAGAATACTTATACAACAATTTATTAAAGAAGCTGTTACTGAAATAAATCTTAAATTACTGGCTTATTCATGTGATGTAATTATCATTAATAAAGATGATTTGGAAGAAATAGAAAGAATAAATTTCCAAACAATATTATCTCCTGACTCTTTTAATCAAATAGTAAATATACTTAATAATTATATACTGAATTTCATAACCTATTATTTAATATACAACTGGCTGCTTATTAAGAAACCGGATGAAGCGTCAGTTTATCTTGAAAAATCCATGTCATATATAAACAATATAACAGGGTTACTGAATAAAAGAAAAGGTATTGTAAAACGAAAATGCAGATGGTTTTAAATTTATGAATAGTTCGATATTCTTTCGTATAAAAGGAGAAAAATACGAGAGTACAGAGAAAAAACATAAAGAAATAATAAATCTATATCATTCTCTTGAAAAACAGGCCGGAGAATATGCTCCCTTTTTAGCTAAAGAATTCTACTATAATAAAATAAAAGAGATTACCGGTTATTGTTCCCGTTCAGTAAAACGAATTATGTCAGAATATATTAAATCTAAAAGTCATAAATAAGGGACTTTTAGTCCACTATAAAAGGACAGATAGTCTTTATATAGTGAATATTTTGCTAATTATCAGAAATATATATAGGTAAGTTTGTGTATCAAACAATGTCGTTTGATATATAAACTTATTTTTTATGGAAGCGGAAAAAGTAATTAAAGAAAAAGAAATCGTCCATGAAGACGAAAAGAAAGATTATGCATCTAAGGGATTGGCTGGTACAGCTTTGGGTATTGGCATTGGTGGTGCAGTTTTAGGGGCAGCAGCTCTTTGGGGTAGACGAGGAATCGGATCAAACGGTATGCCTGAGAATGTAAACATTAACACTGTTAGTGATGCTATTTCTGGACGTAACGGAAATGCACCTACAGCTTTCCAAGCATGGGAAAAAGGTTGTGAAGAAGCTCTGGCTTTGACGAACACAATTTGGGGATTAAAAGTAAATACCCAAGAACAGATGTATGCACATCGAGAAACAGACATAGCCGAAAAATTCCAGATTTGGAAATCTCAGGTTGATGCAGACTTTGGTCTGTATAAATCACAAGTAGATATGGGCTTTGGCCTGTATAAAAACCAACGAGACTTATACGATGCCCTTAACGAACGTTATTCTGCAAAATTTAACGAGCTTGACAAAAAAGTTTACGGTATGGAAATAGCAAATCTTTATCAAAACAAGATTATCCAGATGTCTATGGATGAAGTTAGAAAAGATGCTTTTTGCTATACTGACCGAAAGACCTGTCGTGCCATCTATGGTGTAGTAGGTTTACCGTCTACTCCTACTGTTACTGTTTTGGAAGGCGCAAACCCTTTTGGATGCAATTGCGTACAAGCAACGCAGTCAACAACCCCAAACGCATAAAAAAGGGGAAAAAGAAAAGTTAGTGGCAGCCCTTCGGGGCTTGCCTCTTTCTAATGTATCACCACTAACAAAATAATATTATGAATTTCGGAAATGACCCATTACTACAACAACGGAATTATACATTGCCAGAACTGGAAAAAGAGCAAGAAGCTTTACAACAGAAGATGGCAGAAATAAAACGAAATTATCAAGGAACACAGCAATCATCATCTCCAACATGGGATGAGATTGAACGCATAACATCATCTTTATCTAATAAAGAGTTTGAGTATCTACAGAAAAATGAAGAATTTCAAGAAAGTAGTATGATAATACAACAGATTTTACAACGCGAATATATGCGTATCATGCGCCCTGTTGTTGAAAATACAAAAGATGGCAAAGATGCACTTGATAAACATCTTACATTGCTTAAACGAATACAAAAGTCTGCAAAAGAAGAAGCTGAAAAAAAAGATGCTTTAATAAACGAATATATTACTCAATATTCACATCTAACTTGGCAAGAATTTATTGATGCCAAGTCAGGTAAGCAGCCTAAACAAGCAAAAAAATGATAGCTATGGATATAAAACAGAAATCATTAGAATTAAAACAAAAACTTATCGATTCATTATCTGTATGGGCGGATGATCGTATAACAGCCTTTGCCAATGGAAATCCCAAACTAAAAACAATATCTGTGTATTTAAAAAGGGGGGCAAATAATATCATAAAAAAGTATGATAATGAAATCGGTAAAATGATAGAAAACGCCATGATTTTCATTGCAGACGAAAATGGAAATTATAATCTCAATATCTTATTTGACGATATAATGTCTATGTTTAAGAATATGGAAGAAATCCCGGTTAATTTAGGCCCTATGACTATAACGATAGGTAAAGGAGCTATTAGGATACCTATACAAAAAAATGCTTTTACGAGCATTTTATTAGGGAAAGATATTGGAGCAATACGAATTACAGAAAGTGACTTTGTTGAACTTAAAAATATACTGACAAATGGATTATAAAGAAATAGTTAAAGATTATGCGGATTATGCTACTCCGGATAAGATAATGAATGCAATGTCTAAATTGGATGATGCAATGGACTTTGTAGCAGAAAATGATATGTCTCAATATCTTAAAACAATGAGAAAAGTCCATGAGGTTTTTATGGGACATCATTACAACAAGGAGTTTGCAAAACACGATGTTTCTATGATGAAACATACAAGAACAGACGGATCAAAGTTTATTGGAGAACATTGGAATATAGATCAAGTAAAGGAAATTATGAAATCTCAACCTGTTCCAAGTAGTTACAACTGTTGGGATGTGTATGTTGCATTAAATGGCAACTGGCATGATAAAGATGCTCTTTTTAAGAAATGGTTTCCTGAACCAGAAAAACATGAAAATAAAATTATTGAGGATGCAATATCATTCTATTTTAAAGATGAAGATGCTCCAGATGGGAAAATATGGATTTATCAATGTGCTATGCACAAGTAAAATAAAAGCCGGTATCTCCGGCTTTTATCATTCATATAGCTAAAGTTCGTTTTACTTGTTCAAACATGACATCAATAGCAGATATTTCGGACTCTGTTCCTGACGATGCATAAGCCGCAAATATAAAATATGTATAAGGACGTATAGATCTGCCAAGTAATATGTCTCTTTGATTTTTAGCTATACCTTGAACTGAATTAACTAATTCGAAACTTTCTCCGTCAAAAGATCCGAAAATTGAGAAAGCTATTTTAGAACTGTTTGTTGAATTATATAAGCCTCGTAAAAAACTACGAATTATACGTTTATGTTGTATCCCTGTTAGTTTTACCGGACGACTGATAAATATCCATTGTTTTAAGTTCCCATTTTCATTATTTACCTTGAATATCTCATTATCATCATTTTGTAGATATAAATTCGGATAAGATTCTATTATTCCTTTAAATTTCCCTGATCTTTTACTCCACTCTTTATTAGCTATACTGTAACAATAATAATAGTTTTTTGAAGTGTTTATAGCATAAATTTCTCCTTCGTTGTAATTATAAGCAAGTCTTGCGGTTCTGATGTAATCGGTAAACAACTCATCATTAAAAGATGATTGTAACCCAATGGTCGCAATGGCTTCGGCAAGATTTTGAATAAAATATACTGACGAATCATTTGATATATTGATTGTTTCACCATCTAAATCATCAGATAAAGATTTGACAGATGATCCACTAATTATATTCACTCCTTTTTCTGTTGTGAATATAACTGCATTGTCAATAGGTGTAATACTATCTGGGTTATTACAAACATCTCTGCTTACCGGATTTGCTGTTGTATATGCCACTTCTCCTGTACCTACTTGTAAAGCCCATATCCCTTCAGTCGTAAACACATATAAAGGGAATTGTCCAAATTGTCCTTGTGATAATGCGGCCGTTACTGATGCCATACCTAAAATATCTCCACTTCCAACAGTATAAGTTTGCTCTGGAGGAAACACAAATGGGTTATTCAATGATGATACTTTAATTTTACTTGGCTCTTCAATTATTGGATTAATCTCTTCTCCTATTTCTTCATTAAATTCTTCAAGTGAACAGTCCAAAGAATAATTATTTGTTTCAAAAGAAGCTTTGAGATTATTTTCTAAATAATATGCAATATTTAAATTTGGATGTTTTTTAAGTTCAAATGTTTTAATTTTAGCACCATAATCCCAATCTTCTTCGATTCCATATTTACCCAATACCCCTATCTCTATTTTATAAGCATTAGGGTCTGGATATGACAAATATGGGCTAAACATAAAATTAAAATCATAGTTATTATTATTTTCATATTCTTGAATTATAATACTTTCTTCCGATAAATTATTTTTTAAATATATTTTTATATATGCTTTATCCCATTCAAGTAACCTACTACTATTTTGATAATAAAAAAAACCATTTTCAAAATCTCGTGGTGAATATCCTTTAAAAAGAATATTTTTTATTCCTGATATATGTATTTTAGAATTATAGTTAAATATATGATTTGCTGATATTCCGCCTCTTGTTTGTTCATTTTCCAATTCTTTTTGAGATGTAAGATTAATAACATAATCTTTATTTGTTGGAATACTTTTTGATAAATCTGTTGGTATTTTAAGTAAATCTTTTATATCAATAGATTCTATTAAATAAAAATTATGTGCAGTTCCAAATTTTTCATAAAGTCCATTATAACCAAATATAGTTTTATTTGTTTCATCAATAACATATTGATCATAACTATCATATGTTGGTATTTCGCATACAAAAAAATCTAATGAGGTTATAATATCCTTAAAATCATTTATGTTTTTTATATTTGCAGAAATACCTATTTTATATTCTTGGATATAAATTACAGTTTGAGGATCATAAGCAGGTAAACTAATTTCATATTTAATACCGTCTGTCATATTAAATACAATAGGGTTAGACGTTAATACATATGACCCATCATATAGCCTAAATGCATATCGTACTAATAATGAATTATAAAATTTCCCAGATTCTTTTATTTCATTTGTAATTTTTGCAATATCTCCAGAGGCTACATTTATATCTGGCAACTCCCTTACATTATCATAAATAATCTGTTTATATTCAATATCTATTTTGTTTATTTTTATATCATACTCAAGTGTTTCAAATGGTGGAATAGTTCTATATTCACCATCAAATAATATATTATATATATTTTCTTGAGATACAAAATTTATTATATTACCTACCTGTGAAATACCTAAAATATTGTATATTTTAGTTATTTGTTTATTTACAGGGACTAAAATATCATTTTCTTTTTTTGCCTCCCAATAAAGGTTTCCGGTATTGCTGTCATAGCTTATCCAGTTCTCATAATCTAAATTCTTGTGTATATAAACTATGGGATATTGAGATTGATATACTTTCTCAGCATCTTTGATTGGTTGTAATTTCCCATATTTGTTTCTTAAGTTTATTACATCAATCATTTCTCCATCTTCAGACAATTGAGAAGAAGAGTTTCTTACGATCCCTTTTAACGGTATTCTTTTTGATTCCATATTAATAGTATTTATATTTGTTTGTTAATACAGGTTGTGGAATACTTTGTTCCAAAGTTTCAATAGTGTACAATTTCACACAAGCCCATCCATATCTTTCATGAACAGCTCTGTAAGTTATACTACCCGGAGTATAAAGCATTAACTCATTCAGGCAGTCGCTAATTATTCTTTCTAATTTTCGTTTCTCAGACATTATACATCCTCCATTAATTTATCCAGAAGATATTCGGCCTCGAAAATATCTTCCGGGTTATATATTTTAATTGTGATCCAAAAGAAAAGTATTTTCATTTGTAAGGCATATTCGTATATTGGTTCTGAAAGGTGCTCATCTATTGAAAAACACTGTCTTTTAATTATTCTGTACTTCATATTTTATGGGAATAAAAAAAGCGGTAATGATACCTCTGGTTATAAATAAAACATAAAAAAGGCGATGATTCTAACTGATTCATCGCCTGTAATTTAAAACTATAAATAATTTAATTACATTGTTGATAAAAAGGATGATAAACTTTCCATATCATGAAAGTCTTTAATTTCTGAGTTATCCTTTTCCCTTACTCTCTTACTGCTACGACTTGAAGAGACAGTTTCAAACATTGATTTAACTATATCAAATGTATTAGTAATCGTTATTCCTTTCTTGCTATCTATGATATTGTAAACTTCATCAGCAAATGACCGAGAAACAAAGATCACACCAGAAAAATCAAGTTCAATACTATTATTTGTCGCATTTACGATGTCCCATATCTTTTTTGCATTTGCTCGGGAACGGACATCGGCACTTATCAACTCTTTAATTTTTAACACCTTTACCATAATTCCCTTTCATTTAATGTAAATTCTATAATCAAAATCACTATCTATATCAACAGGTATCCTCATTAAAATAATTGTACCTTGCCAACATATTTCTTCCGGAAGGTTAATAAACACACTTTTCCCTTGTTTATCGTGCCTGTGAAACGCATTTCCAGAAAGCATAAAAAAAGCCCCATCTAATCCTTCTACAAGCATCTTTTTTGAAGATGATATCCCATAACCTCTATTTTCTGCTTCAGGTCTGTTTTTTGTGGAATAACCATCATTTGCCAGTTTCAATGCTTGTGCTTCATCCTCGCCAATTATATTTACATATTTACCACTCTTTACATAGCTCCCATAAACAGTTATTCCATCATCTGCAATACATATATCCAAACATTTCTCTTTTTGTAAATATTGCGAATAAATATAACCATATTCGCTTCTTGAATGCTCATTTATATTACAAATAAGCTCACTTAGAAAGTAGGAAAGTGGAGTCCTCATTTTTTGTCCTCCTCCAATTTGTTTTTGGATAATACTTTGAGCTATGCTCTGAAACTCATCAGTATTTCTTCCTAAAGTAAACTTACATATAGGAATATAAGATTTATTTTCATAACCATATAACGACTTGTATAAATCTGTATTTGCATCAATTGTCAATGGCTCATGAAAATGTGCTAAATCAAAATAAGGTTGAATATGTTCATTTATATTACGACATATAATATTCTTATTGCATTTATTCTTATATATACTTAAGGGTGCAAAAAAGAATGGATGAAAAAACAGATCGCCTTTAAAATCCCAAATTACTTTATCTTCAAATATACTTTCGGTTTCTTGTATAACTTTAAACAAGTAATTGAAAGCACTTCCTATTCGTTCATCCCTATTTACATTGGGAATATGTACCATATTGGATTTCATACTACAAATAAAATACTATTAAATCAAACAACAAACGACAACTAAATGTTTAACGATGTATTTAACAATTTATACGTGATTTATCATATTCAATGCTTTCAACATGATCTATGTTTATAGCACATTTTTCATTTATCAAAGCTATCATTTTATCGTATCATTTTTAATTATCCAAGAACGGATATAAAATAAAGTTCTTTCATATCTATTTATTTTTAGTCAACAAGTTCAAAATCATAAACAAAAACATACGGGTTGCTTTCCCAATCACCTTTCTTGCCAATTCCGTCAATCAATTCTGCGAAGGCCTCACGAGGTGTATTATATACACGTCCCCACCCAATTTTATTCGCACACGATTTAAGGTATTCGCAAGGATAATACATTCTTACACCACCTTTTATTTTTGGCTCACTTATAACGACACCTTCTGCCAAGCAATCTTCATCACTTATGTCTTGAATACGCTGTATTCGCACATTGGTAATGCGGATAAAATTCATCATATTATCAGATGAAACAAACATTTTATTATTCCACCCTTTGTGATCTTGAAACTCAATAAATTCAATCTTATTGCCCCTAATTATAGGTGTTTTATCCGTCGGTTGATAACCGAGACTTTTATAGCTTTGCGCAATAGCTATAATTTCGCCAACTTTATAATTTGGACAAATCTGACCCTCATCAATAAAACTTTCATTCTCATCGTACATACAAACGTCCGTTACAACACCATCTGACACCCTTTTACAAACATAGAATCCGCATACATCTTTACCATGAAATGTCTTTGGATAAGTGATAATTCGTCTTGTCTGCGTCTTTCTTCCTTCCAACACAGCTTTTGTTAATCCGTATCTGTCGTTGAACATAATCTTTTTCATATCGATTATTTTAAAGATTTTATATACTGAATTCTCCTTAAACAGTTAGGGCAAGTAATTTCTTTTATACTGCCATCAAATTCATCACCTACTGCCTCAAAACCATCATATTCTATATTTGAGTCCGGTATTGCATTTCCACACATTGTAAACTCTCCACCATTACATGAATTATCTACGAGACATACACATTCATATTCTTCTTCCAAATAAAGTGAATATCTCATTTTTTGTAACTTTGCTTTAATTTTCTTCATATATCGCTTATTTTTATAGTTAATCTTATTTATTATATATTTGGGCGTGTACCATTCAATTGTTGTATTTTTTTGAGCGTTTTAAATTTATATCTTTCATATTTCTACTATTTCAAATTCATCGGCATATTCGCCGATCCAGTTACGTTTCTGTTTCTCAGTTGCATATTCATATACTCTCCCTCTTTTAGATAAATTCCTTTTTAAGAAAATAGCATGACTACCATACTCTAATACTTCTCTATATGTGGGTGCTAATCCCTTTGCTCTGCAAAAGAATAACCCTGTTTCTATGTGTCTAAATTTTACAGCCATATATTTTATATTTCTTCTATATTTTTATTAATAATACATGGGTCACCTACAATCACATCAAAATGTATAGTTTTATCCTCATAAGATATAATTAAAATAGCATCATTGAATACAGTGACATATCTTTCCCCCTCTTCAAATTTTTTATTTCCGTATCTATCTTTGTATTTGGACAATGCCAAATCAATTGCTTTAATTATTCCCATATTTTTTGTTTTTTATAATTGCTCAATACAATATCATCAAAAAAATCGCAAGCTGGATCATCATGTTTTGCACCATTATTCCCCAAACTACATTCACAAAAAGCATCGCAATTACCGCAAATATTATTGTTATTTTTGTTCAATGATATTTCAATTTCATCTAAAGTTCTGTTGTGTCCATTGTTATATTTATTTTTTAAATAAACCTCTTTTACTTTTTGGTATAATAACTCTTGCTTATGGGTAAATGGCATGAATGAGTGATTTAGCCAACGACATATATACAAGCATTTATCGTCTTTTAAATCTAAATTTCCATTCGTTATTATCCAATCTATATTTAAACCGCCATTCTCCCGTGCCTTGATAAAAGCATCTATTAACTTGGGATATTTAAGCAACGATTCCGCATTCCTCGTAAAATTGGCTTTAGGACAAACAATACATCCTACTCGTTTACATGTTTTATATTCAGGATTGATAGGTAAATTATGTTCTTTTATGTAGTCCCAAACCTCATCATCTCTCCAATCGATTATAGGTTTTAATTGAATAATACTTGCAGTTCCTGTAGACTGGCAGTTTTCAGTAAAGTATTCGTCAATCAATGTTTTATTTCTTTTCAATAGAGTTTTATTCTTAATTTCAAATGCTGTTCTTGCTCTTCTTTTAAAGCTTTCCGATTTTCTTACACCAACAATACTGCATTTATCAATATATTTAGGATTATGTTTATAATCTTTACAGCAATATGCCATTTGGACAGTAGGCAATAATCCACCATGATTTCTCCATATATTTTCGATAAATCCGTATTTATGATCTCTCCTTTTTATAACATTAGGATAATTTTCACGGATAAATTCCAATGTCGTATTGCTCTCGAAAGAATGATTGAAATAAGCTTTGAAATCAATCCCTGAACGCAAGCAAAGATCATAAACTACTTGGCTATCCTTACCTCCCGAAAATCCTAAACAGACCTCAAAACCCATTTTATCGGCGATCTTTGAAAATTTTTGTATTCTCTCGATCGCTTGGTTTTCTATTTCTTGCTGAAAAATGTTCATAATCTTAATAATTCATGGTTATCATATCTGTTCCCAATAATTTTAACATCAAAAACAGATAACATAATATTTAAAGGAACATTATCTAATTTGGAATTATGTATGCTTTTTAATTCAAACGCCCCATTATTAAAAACAACTTCATAAAATTCCTTTTCACATTCAATCAAATCATTTTCATATATTTCTATCCCATTTTTATCTCTTAATCCGGTGAACTCTCCAACAGTATCGGGGTCTATATCAAGACATCCTTTATGATTTTTTATTATATGTGTCCTTTCTCCACTATCTGATTTGAACAAATACCCATAAAACCATTCTCCACCACTTCGGCTTTTCCCCCTAAATTTTATTTTTCTGTAACTCATATTCTCAAATTTAATTATTCTACATTAGGAATTAAATCTTTTATGTATGCCCAAACGACAGTATCATATGCTAATACATATCCCAAATCATATTCATCTTTCCTGCTCTTTCGGATAATCAAATTGAACGAAGTTGGTTTTACCTTATTGGTATGCCACACGCTGTTTATGCGCCATTCTACGCCCTCAATAAAACCTTTATAAGAAAATGAGTTGTCTCCAAATTTTTCATTTGACGCTTTTTCAATTTCTTCTCTTTTCATTCTTTTACCTCCTGTATTTTATCTTTAATTAGTTCGTTTCATGGCTCACTCTCTGTGCCTTTTAAAAGTTCCAACCGTGCTATAGTTTCAAGGTCTATTAATTTTTTCTCCAACTTATCCCGTTGTTCGTCCATTACCTTTACACCTATACTAGGAGAGATATTGAATATTCTCATTGAGGAACATACTCCGTCAGGTACTCCAAGCTGCATACCTTTACCAAACCTGCCATATGGGCTGTCAGGTATAGGCTCATGGCTTTCTGCTTCACGTTTCATTGCCTTTTCAACTTCTTCAAGCATTTCTTTCTTTAGTCTGTCTATTTCCTCGATTTGTTGGTAGCAGTTGTAAATCCTGCGTGCTGTTTCTTTTGTAATCATTTTTGTATCTCCTCTAATTTTATGTTTAATTTTAAATCAATTCAAGTACTTCAAGTATTCCTGCGCTAAGAGCTTCTTCATAACTTTCATACTTTACGTTATCTCTATCTGTAAGTCCTATCAAGTCATGAGTTGGGATTGTCAAAAGATCATAAATCCAATAATTCCCATACATATATACTATTTCTATGTGAATACAAATAGTGTCTCTTAACCATTTCTGCACTTCGTATAATGTCGGACAGGAATAACAAATTTCGGAAGCGTTGAAGTTTTCTGGGTCAAAACACCTCCAAACTGTTCCTTTATCCGTATATTGGTACAAACAAGGAACATTAAACCCTTTATCTTTTAATAGTTTAGCCATTTCTAAGCTAACGTAATCTTCTTTTCCTACCATTCTTCTTTTGGTTTAAAGTTTTTACATTCCTGCGTTTTATCGACCATAGGTTTGTCACAACGATCTTTTATATACTTGAAAGATAATTTTCTACTTACTTTATATGGAGCGTACATCTTGCTCCCGTCAATTTCACAGATGAAATCCGTATATTTTATACGGCCATTACAACCGGATGAGGGGAGTGTGCAATCTCCGGTAATATCATTATTGAAAACACATGTTTCGCATTTTTCGCCCTCCTCACTTAAATGTTCCTCTCTTCGTAAATGGATGCATAAGGCGCAAATAAAATTGTTATGCGGATTTTTCCTGCAGAACTTCTCATGCTGACACATCCCTGCCGCACTCTTTGAAATCTTAGAACAATAAGAGCATTGGTACACTGTCTGATTTTCAAGCTTTTCCATATCTCTATTATTTAAGTTTCACAAAATATTTTTCGGTTTATAATATGTCTCTTTAATGGACTTGAATATCTCGTATGCCACTTGTGGAACAATCGCATTCCCATATGCTTTTATACTTTCTTCTCGCCATTTAGAAAAGGTGATGCCGTCCAATTTTCCGGAAAACCCATCATTTCTTCTACAAATAGGGGATTGAGTTGGGAACTCCTCCCATGACGGGCAAAGAAATCGGGCAGGGTAGCCTGCATCGGGTTCTTGCCTTTCCGTTCGAAGTACTCCATCGTCGGCGCTCCCCTCCAGTCCCTTGCCGTTGGGGTAGGGAGTAAATTCAATGGCATGAATATCGTTTCCCCCTGTTTCCTGCATACTTTCAATCCCTGTGTCTGTACAGTTGGCAATAAACCATATCCTGTCTCTCCGGTGTGGCGCTCCGACGGCACAAGCCGGTCGTATCTCTTGTATAGCTCGCAACATTTCCGGCCAGAGGTAACGGTTATCATCCGTTCCTTTTCTATTCCCTGCGACGCTGAAAGGTTGGCATGGGAATCCTCCGCTAAGAACATCGATTTTACCTCTCCATTTTGTAAAATCTGTCTTTGTGATGTCTGCATAGTGTTCTGCATTAGGAAAATGATAGTTTAATATTTTAGCACAAAATTCGTTTATCTCACAATGAAATACGTTTTTCCAACCTATCCATTCGGCAGCAAGATCGAATCCTCCTATACCGCTGAATAAAGAACCATGAGAAATATATTTTTCTTGGGTATTCATAGTGTAATTTCTCCGTTCAAAAAATCGATAATAAATTGGTGACTGCTTCCAAACCTCCATTTCTGTTGCCCATTTACATAAAAACAAACTCTTTGCCTCCTGTGATAGTAATCTACCATTTTATTATTTCCCTCATTTATCACTCTTATTCCGGATCGGTTATTTATATCCAAAGTTTTAAACCCGTTCGCTTTCATTTTATTCATGAAAATGTCGTATCTATCTACTTGGAAATTCTTGTGATTTTTAAGCCATTCAAAATATTCCTTTGGCCTATCCGTCAATCTGTATTCGTCGCCTTCAAACATGATATTTTATTATTAAGAATTTCAGTTATTATTTGGGGAACTGTTATTTTTAATTCATGGTTAAAACGGTAAAGAGTCTTGCTTGTCATCATATATTTTACAAAGAGTCTCATCATAGTAAAAATTTATTTTACCTGTAGTTCCATTTCGATTCTTGGCAATGATTAAAGAACCTTTACCACTTTCTACAATTTCGCCTCCGACTTCTTTTCCGGGGTCATCATAATATTCAGGACGATGAATAAAAATAATCGTATCGGCATCTTGTTCTACAGCTCCGGATTCTCTAAGATCGGAAAGTAAAGGAGTCTTATCTGCTCTACGCTCGCATTCCCTGTTAAGCTGGCTGAGCAGTATCACCGGAATATCCAGTTCTTTTGCCATGATTTTACACTGACGTGAGACTTGTGCCACTTCCTGCTCTCTGTTATAACTTCTATTTTCGTTTCTCATATCAATTAACTGAAGATAATCTATGTATATCACATCGCATTTGCCTTTTTTTCTTAGCTGCAAGGCAATATTTTTTATTTTACGAATACTTATATTCGATGAGTCATTTATCGTTATAGGAAGCCTTGAAACGTATTCTTTAGCATAATAGAGTTTATTCTTCCCGTCCGAATCAAGTTTTCCAGTTTTGAATCCGTTCGTATCAATGCTCTGATAAGAAAAAAACAGACGTGAAGCAAGACTGTCCCGTGTCATCTCCAAGCTGAATATTACAGGATGTTTTCCTTGTTCCGCTACGGATTTTGCCATGTGTAGTAATACTGCCGTTTTACCCATTGCCGGACGTGCAGCCAATATTATCAGATCACCGGGATTAAATCCTCCCGTATATTTGTCTATGTTTAAAAATCCTGACGTAATATTGAATTTCTCCCCGATCAGATAAGCATTATTCCGCTCCAGATACTTTTCGTAGGCAATATTTGCGGCTTCCCCGATACTTACCGTATTGCTTTCATTGACTGCTCCGGACATTATATCCTCAATCTCTTTAGCCGAATATTCGAGTATATCAGATATGTCATTCGAATTGTCTAATGCGGAGGTCTGTATATTATGCCCGGCCTCTATCAACCGCCTTTGGATATATTTCTCTTTCACATACAAGGCATGGTTTTCTATATTTGAGGCTGAATACACGATGCCTGTTATCTCCAACAAATATTCTATGCCTCCGGAGTCTCTTATTTTACCGGATTCCTCAAGTTCCTTGTTTAAGGATATGAGATCAATTCTGATGTTCTTGTCATACATGGAGAGAATACTCCGGTATATAGCTTCATGTCTTGAGTCGTAAAACATTTCCGGGTTCAGTATATCCACAATCTGATTTATGGCGCTTGACTCTATTATCAGTGCACTTAGAACCGCTTTTTCCGCATCTTCCGCCCAAGGCATCCTAATCAAGTTTCCGGTATCTCTTTGAAGATTGTCCGCAAGGTTCTTTCCTTTCATTCTTTAGCTTTATTTTAGACCAATTGACGAAATGTTTTCTGTATTCGTTTTCCGTATTTTCATAATTACCTTTAGCAATCTGATCGTTTACATATTCATCAATCAATGTATCTAATACTGTTTTCGTACATTTAAAAGCCATCAGATATTCTTCAATCCGTAAATCGTTGCCTAACGAATTTTCTTTGAATTGTAAGGCTGTTATTTTATCATGGATGCTTAAGGGGGAATTATAAGGGGGATTAATAATATTCTTTTCTTTCTTATATATTGTGCCCTCGCTGTGCCCTTGTTGCGCCCTTAGCTGTGCCCAAATATCATTTATCTTACTGATTAATAATTCGTTATCTGTGCCCTTTGATGTGTCCTCGTTATTGTCACTACTATTATAATCATCATATTTACAGAGAGTTATAATATTTACGCCCTGAGTACATGATGTTTTTATCATTCCTTTCTTTTTCAGTCTATCAAGGAATATTCTAACTCGTTTTTCACTCCAATCCCATTCTTTTGATAAGAAACGTATAGATGCCGGATATTGCCCTCTTTCCCAAGTAATCTCACGACCTCCGATACTCCGTGTAACGGGCTCCGCATCAAATCGTGCTGCTTGTATAAGATACAGCCACGCTTCGCATGAGCTAAAAGTCCGGGCTTCTTTCCATATATCATTCGTAAAGAATTTTCGGGATAGTTTTATAAATCCATTATCTCTCATCTATTATCTTTATTGTCTTTCAATATTTCCGGGAACATGTATTCTAATATTTCACTGATAGAACATAGCCCGTGAGGTTCTTCATTCATTTTTTTTCTTGATAAAATAAACATGTTCTTATTCCTACAGACCGATAAATATTAAACTTGGAACAGAAACACATATGGTTGATAACCGGACCGGATCGCTTACAGTTCCGGCAGTCACACTTGATCGGCTTCATGAGTTTGTACTTTTAAATCTTTCTCAAATGCTTAAACTTCTCTTTTCTGCTCTCAACATACTTTATCAGTTCCTTTCTTCTCCTGTTCCATTGCCTTATCTCATTAAGACGTCTGGTTGTATCAGGAGGAATAGAGCCTATCTTTTCATCGATAAGCTCTATTAATGATCTGGCGGTTTCTATTCGGATCATGCGGTTTGCTTTTGTAAGAATTTGTTTACAAAATATACTTGTCCCTTTCCGCTTACTTTTGTAGTTGTCGTTACAAGTATTGATCCGTCCGGTTTATTGATCGTTGTTTGTTTTATCTCAAACAATCCCATTTCCATTGCTCTCTGTGTGGGTTGGTTATAATACTGACCTTTTGCACATAAATATCCGTTATCACGTAGCCACTGAAACAATCTGTTTTGTCCGATATTTACTCCGTTTTGCTGAATGATTTTTGCAAGTTCAGAAACCAAGCATGACCTTTGAGAAGTGGCTACTGCATCTGCAAATAAAACTTTGGGAGCATCTTGCTTTATTTTCTTTTGTTGCTCTTCTATTTGTTCCTGCTGTTTGGCTGCAAGCATGAGGGCTTCGCTGAATGAATGGGGAACAAGATAGTTCCCGGACTTTATTGTTTGCTCCATCTTGTTGAAAGCCTCAATATAATCTATCTTGAACTGCAATGCTTTTTCTCCGGTAAATCCCATTACAAGTAATGTGAATCCGTCACGATTCATTACATACATAGGATTCTCTTTACCACTATTATCAACGTAAGTGTCTAATACAAAGTACTGACCCGATTTTTCGTGTGAGTTCAAAAGATTTCTTATGGAATCTATTACATGATAATGTTTCTTTCCGAACTTTTCAGCAACCAACAAACTATTTGTCAGTGCTTGGTCGTTTGCACCTTTAAATACTAATTCGTTCATAAGTTATGTTGATTTATATGTTAAACAATAGAAAGGGCATATTATATAAGTGGACGGCCTCCATTGGGGTTTTCGCCAAATTTGTTGAAAACTACATAGCCCACATTTTCAATAAATCCATACTTATCAATTATTCCTTCGGGTGTTTCAAGGGGATAACTCAAAGTTACGTCCTCGTCTAATTGGCTCTTAACCTTATTTCCGAAATGCTACCGCTTTACTTTCCATATTTATCTTCTTATTTTGAGTTATAGGGATATACATCCATTATCTTGGTTTCCTTGATCGATTCTATTTCATAATCAGCCAATGTACCTTTCATCCCTTCTTTCAGATTTTTATCCGCTTCGTCAACGGTAGATGCATATACGAGCATATAACTTGCCGTACGCTTCTCAGAACCGCTCTTTTCATCAAGCGTAATAAAATTTACTTTGCATTTGAACCATTTATCTCCAACTTCATTATAAAACAGTTCGCTGATATTAGACCGCTTTATACCGGAAACTAAAAACTCGCCGGAAATGAAAGGTGTCATTTCCTCTATAATGCGAGCTTCGGCTTCCGTGAACGAAAGAGCATCTACCAAATATGATTCTGAAACCTTCTTTTCCATTCCATTTTCTTGTGTCTTGTCATATTTAATGACACACTCAAACCATGTTCTCATATATATGCTTTATTGGGGTTTATAAATTCTTTTCAGCTTTAAGTCTAGCGACTTCTTTCTTGTAATGATCTATTAATATTTTATATTCAAAAGGAGTTCTTTTACAAAAGGAATGCTTTTTTGCTTCGAGCTCTTCTATTACTTTTATTCCATATTTGCGGATCAGTCCTCTTGTATATCCTATATTATTCCCTTCATCAAACATGTTACAGGAAACACACTGGCTGTTACAATTTTTCTCATCGTATCTCGTACTCATGTGCCCCCGGTTTACATAATGCCCGTTTTGGATTTTAGTCCAATGGTGGGCAGCTCCACAACTTATGCAGCGGCAAATCCCGTTTGTATCTGCATCCCGTAGCCGGATATATTGAGAAAAAACCGTATCGAGTTTTCTGATAAGACTTGATACGGTTTCTTTTTTCTTTGTTTTCATGTCAGATATTTTAAAAAGGAAGGTCGTCCGTTGAAGGGGAAAATTCTTTCTGAGTCGCTGTAACCGGAGGAGTTTTATCATCCTGTTTCTCTACTTTCCAACAAACATTTGTCTGATAAAATCTTCCGTTGTACTCATTGACTCTGGAATTAAAATGAACGGTAACTTCCTGACCTTTTATAAGGCGAAACCGTTCAATATTCTCGTTGAGCTGTTTGACCACTATTGATTGCGGATATTGTACCCCGGATTCTTCTATTACCGCTTCCAGAGCCTGCCATTCGTTCCCTGACTTTGATATACCCTTTTGTATGGCAGAAACATGTTTTACTATTCCTTTGAATGTCATATTTATTATTTTTTATAGAATCCTTGAAAACGAACAATATCCAGATATTCAGGAGACTTGATTAACCCATCACCCATACCGGAAAGAGTCTCAGCTCCTGATTCGTCAAGAACTACTTTTGAATCCAGTTCTTTGGGTACTCTGAAGCATATCTGGACAGGAAAATTTACTTTTGCATCTCCGGTAATGACCTTTACGGATGCTCGCTGCGTGGCTGCTATGATTCTGAATCCTAAAGATCTCCCTTTTTGAAGTAATATTCTTAAGTTTTCCTCGAGTGATTTGAGGCGTCCGATTGTCTTTATTTCATATTTAGGTTCAGGAGGAAGAGGTATGCCGTCTATTTTTTTCGGTGCATAATATCCCACCAGAACCTTTTCCTTAATATCCAATTCCGGTCCGGTTTTGGATGCTGAAACTGCATCGGCAAATTCGTCAAATACGACAAGCGTCTTGCTCTTGATTCCCGTTTTTGCCCGGGACTGCATATCTTCGACGAGGTTTTTCATTTCCAGCTCTATCTCTTCTATTTCGTTAATTACTTTTATCCCGTCTCCTGAATACCGGCAAAACTCGTATTTAGGGTCAAAGATCACGATGTCCTTTATTCCTGCAAGACGGGCATATTCAATCATGGATATGATACATACTGACTTGCCGCTTCCGGTAGCTCCACAGATCAGGACATGCGGAGTGGCATGATTGTTCAGATTCCAATATACGGTTCTGCCAAAATTATCTACTCCCACAGGGAGGTTCTCTCCGTCAAGGTATTTCGGATCAAACAACAGGTCTTTCGTCCGTTTCTTTGAAACCTCTATACTCAGATATGATTTATCCTCATATATGATAAGATCATTCCCTATCCTTACCGAAGATACGTTAAGAGCATTTGCTATATCCAGCTTATATTTGAGGATATTGGACATCTTTGTTCCGGCTGAAACTTCAAGAAGATAGGTATCTGAAGAATAACCGTTGATTTCATGTGCAACCTTGACGATAATTCCGAATGTTCTCAAGGTATGTTCTATTTTCTCTCCGTTACTCATATTCGTATTGCTTAAATCATATTGTATAAACGTTGCGGCTTTATCTCTGAAGGTTGATATTATCTTTGGGTTTACGCTTGCCAGAGAAGCGTCCCGTATTTTCTTCATCCGTTTTGACACAAGCTCCTTTTTGTTTTCCGGTATGTTAAAATCATCTATTTCGGATATCAATGTTTTCGCCCAAAAATTGTATAATTCAGCGATATCCGACAAGTTATCCCGGTCATTGATTGTATAAACATAATCAGGATCGGAAACGGCTTCCAACATCCTTTTAAGAGGTTCATAAAGCATGGCTTCATATAACCGCCTGCGATTATCATCAAGTTCCACACTAAGCTTCTTCAATTGCGGTGAACCGTCTTTATTCGCCGTATATTTATTTTCTATAAACCAGACTTCGGAAACCCTGCAACCGGTTTTTGATTCAAGACATTTGACATAGGTTATGGCCTGTTTACCTATCGTAAAGGCCAGTTCCTTATCATCGGAAAATTTTGATTTTGTCTTATGATCGATAATGACGACTTTACCGTTATTCAACTCTACGGCCAAATCTATAACGGCATGACACGGAAGAGGAATGTCAACCCCGTTTATGACGACCCATTCGTCACATCTCAGTTCAACGCCTATAATACGTTTTATATCGGATGTATAGATGTCTTTCTCTCTATAAAAGTTATTTATAAGAGAAGTTGACAATTTAACGGATCTGGATATACACTCTTCTACGGTGGGTGTCGTCTGCTGTATTTTCCAATCATTGGCAGGAATGTTATCTATATACGAATATGCCATCTGTTCCATCTCTACAACAGGAGTTTCTTTTCCGCATGACAAATCATAAAAATACAGTTCCAAAGCGGCATGATAGGCATTTCCCGCAACTGAACTCGCCGATCTTTTTGACGATTCCCGATATATTTCATTTTTCTCAAACTCCTTTTCATTACGGGAAAAAGAGGAGACCTTGCTATAACTCCACGAATCGACGAGAAAGTTTGACAGCAATTCCTCCACCTGTTCCGGAGTATAGTTGGAATACTTGTTCATATCATTACGGAAGGTTTAATTTCCCCTGTTTATCTGTTTTGGTTTTCATTTCTTTTTTCATTTCTTCTATAGTCTCTCTCTGGTGAAAAGTCTCTTCGATTGTCGTAGTGCCTTCATTTATCGCATTTGCGGTCGATCGTAAGGTAAGAAGCTGCTCTATACCGATATTCTCTATGCTGTCGGATTCGATATATTTTAGAATTTCTTCGACCTTTACTCCTCTGTCGGTAAACCATTTTATCGTCTTTTCTCGCTTCGACTCCATATCTGATATCGGAGGAAGTGACGCCTTTTTTATTTCCTCGACTATTTTTTTTGTTAATGCTTTGGGAATTACCTTAAAAACTGCATTTCTGAATGCGATAGCACTTGCCGCATTACCGGTTACCACCTGCATATCTTCGGAAAAGGTTTTACCGTACTTATTGGTTATGCGTCTTTTTACTTCAACAGATACGGCCACATTTGTCTCAAGATCATGACAGATTCCCTGTGCGGTGATAGTTTTTCCATCATTGCCTATAATTCGGGTTTGAACTCTCAAATTTCCCCAACTTGATGCGAATATCTCCGCCATTCTTACCGAAAGTCCTTCTATGACGGAGGCATCATTGCCTTGTCCTCTCTTTAAGGCATAGAAACAGTCTGCTGCCGTTTCTGCGTCTATTGTCGCATAGTCCCTTATATTCTTAAGCACACTCGACAGATCTCTTGGATATTGTTTGGCTGTACTTATTTGCATGTCTATCTCACTTCGGTTGATAGCTTGTAAAGTTTCTATTTGACTGATTTCAACTATTTCGTTTTCCATATCGTTATTTTTTATTTATAAAAGAAATGCCCTATTCTCACGAACCGGGCATTGGACATTAACTAAAACTTGAACCTATGGCTAATTTGTATTTAATCTCTTACCTGTTCCATCAATTTTGTATAAGGGTTATATGTTTTCTGTATAAAGAACTGATATATCCCGGCAGGCAATAAGATAGGTTTATGATCCTTTATCGGTAAAAGTTCAGGTGATGAATATGTCTGTTCATTCATCAATGAAATGTCCGTATGCTGTAATCTCGAATCTTCATTAAGCTTGTAGATTACTCTATCATCCGATTCATATCTTTCTACATTTCCCGTAACTACATGACAATGGCCGCTGCTACCTACTGCAATAGGCTTGTTGTCCACTTTCTTAAATCCTACCGGGATTAATTCTATTTGCCGGAATTGTACGTCTCCGGCATGACCTTTTAATAACTCTTTCATGTCAACTTCTGAAATTAAATGAATATTCTTCTCTGGTAAATGGGGATAATGAAGCGATCGCTTCTATTGCATCATTATATTGAGGATCTACTCCAACAAGATAATTAGTCCCGGTTGATGGGCAAGTCATCTTCACCCATGCCATAGGATCATCGCCAAGCTCGGGAAAAGTCTCTTTTGTTTTCAAAAGTTCTACTGTCTCTATATCCCCGTTAGCATGATGTATTGTATTTGTATCTGTTATTTCCGCTCCTAACAGGTTTATTATACCTTCTGCCCCTAAAACCTCATATATCGCCCCTTTTATATCCAAGTTTTTCTCCTGTAAAAATTGATCCTTTATTATTGAATCTTTATTTTCTACTACCCATTTGGGTATTGGCCTGCCGTTAATAAAATAATACGAACTTCCATCCCTGAATTTTACTGCCGCTGTAGAGGTGGAATGTAAACGCCCTTGCGAATTTAGTTCAACATATATCGGAGGCTGAATGGCAAAGACACAATTATCAAATTCATACGCATTAAATACCCCTGATTTTAGTATCTTTTTATATTGTTTAAAATTAAAATTATCAAGGATGTTTATTTTCTCAAAGAAATCATAAAATGATATCCTTCCATAATTAGATAAACCTATATATGAAGAATAACTGTGAAATATGTTTTTGACAGAATCCCAGACAGAAGCCCCGACAGAATCCCCGACAGAATCCCAGACAGAAGCCCCGACAGAATCCCAGACAGAAGGCCAGACAGAATCCCAGACAGAATCCCAGACAGAATCCCCGACAGAATCCCAGACAGAATCCCCGACAGAATCCCGGACAGAATCCCAGACAGAATCCCGAACAGAAGCCCAGACAGAAGCCCCGACAGAATCCCCGACAGAAGCCCCGACAGAATCCCAGACAGAAGGCCAGACAGAAGCCCCGACAGAATCCCC